CCACCAATAGATCCATATATACCAATTCTTACTGAATTAGAAGAAGGAGGAGCAGAAAAATCTACAATTATAGTATCTACAGTTGCAGCTTCCCATCGGACATCAATTACCTCATATGGGCTTGATGCGTTTCTTGCAGTAACAACAATATCTCTAGTGTTAAAGTTATGGGTAAGAGTGAAACTAGAATCGGCTCCATTACCAATTGTTTGGTAGTAAGATAAACCTACTGAATCTTCAGCTGGAACAAATTTAGTTCCATCAAATTTTAAAACCTGGTTAGGAGTTGCTCCAAATGGGTCAATTTGTACGCCATTGATTATGGCGGCGTCGCCGACCACTAAACCATTTTTAACTATAAAATCTTTGTCTGCCACTAAAGTTCACTGTCCCTCTAGTTTTTAACTTATTATTAAGTTTTAAACTTATTATATATTTTACACTGCTATTAATGTTCTTGCAATTTTTACAGTAGCATTTGTTGATGCTGCGTTTGTTATAGTAACTCCTAATATTACATTTGATCCAGAAATTGAAGTTGAAACAACAACTGGTATCCTAGATTCTCCAAGTTCAATAATTGCATATTCTGATATATAAGAACTTGTCCCATCATGTATCAATAGTACTTCTGAAGCGGTATATTTTGAGCCTTGTGTGATTTGTATTAAATATTTAGCTGTTCTATAAGTTGCCTTATCAAAGCTGTCAACAGTCGTAATCGTATTGATGCTCACTAATTGGGTTGATGTATTAAGTTCACTAGTAGAATCAAGGGTGATTGCTCCAGATGCTACGTTGGCAAAAGTTACTGAGGCATTTGTTGCAACATCTTGACCTATGGAAAACGTTACTGCATTGTTTGCTGCTGCCGTTGTAACCCCTGTGCCACCGGTAAACGTAAGTGTATCAGTTATAAGATCAACTGTATCTGTTCCTGTTCCACCAGCAATTGAAAGCGTTGTTGCTATGTTGGCTTCTCCAGCTGCCGTCAACCTACCTTGGGCATCAACAGTGAGAGTTGCTATTTTTGTAGCGGAACCATAATTACCTGCTGTTACTGATGTATTATCAAGATTAATTGTTATTGTGTCAGTTGATCCAGCTATAGAGCTTAACCCTGTGCCACCAGCAATCGTTAAAGTATCAGAACCTGAAGTTATTGTTTGACTAGAACCAGAATCACCTGCTACAGTAAATGATGTTGCTACGTTAGCTACTAAATTTGCAGCATAGTTTTGTGCAGCCGATTGTGCACTGGAGGCTGCGCCATAAGCATCATATGTGTTGGCGGTTACCGCTATTGTAACATTTGCTGCTTCTCCACCGGCATTAGAAACTGTAATTCCAGTTCCAGCCACAATGTTAGCTACATAATCACCAACCGTATCTGTTGAAAGATTTATTGGATCATTAATCCAAGCTGAACCGTTATAGCGCAAAAAATCACCATTAGATGGTGTACCAAGAGTAACATCACCAAGGTTATCAATTGACGCCACTCCAACAGCTGCATAAACGACGACCCTTACAGAATCAGATGATGGTGCAGAGGAAAAATCAAGAATAGCAGTTGAAGTTGTTGCAGCCTCCCAACGTACATCGATTACTTCGTACGGGCTTGCAGCATTTCTTGAAACTACGACAATATCTCTAGTTCCTAGGTTATGTGTAATTGTAAATGCTGTTGTTGAACCATCGCCAATAGTGGTTGCGTATACAGTTCCAGGTAGACCGACTAAACCGCTTGCTGTTTCTGGAACAAATTTAGTTCCGTTAAATTTTAAAACCTGATCTGTCGTTGCGCCTGTTGTATCAATCTCTACACCATCAACGGTTAAGGTTGTTGCCTGAAGCGTAGATACGTTTACGGTAGAAGGAAGAGATAGTGTATAGATACCACTTGTAGCGTTGGCAGTTACGCTGACTTGATTTGCAGTACCAACAACATTTGATATTAATTTAACTCCGGATTATTGCATTAGCGGTTATATTATTATAAAATAATTTTCCGTCAGCTATGTTAATAGCGAGTTCGCCGGTCTCAAGAGATGTAGGAGTGGTATTGGCTGTGCCAGAATTTTTAATTTTAATTATATTAGCCATTTAAGCCTCTTAATTAGAAGGTACCACCATCTACTGTATCAGACCATGAAGGAACTCCTGCAACTACTTTGAGAAATTGTCCTGATGAACCAATTCCAAGCTTAGAAAGAACATTTGTTGCTGATGAATAAAGTAAATCACCAGTAGTATATGTATTGTATCCAGTACCACCATAAGCAGATGCAACCGTTGTACCCTGCCATACGCCAGTAGCTATTGTGCCAAGCGAAGTAAGACTTGAGCTTACAACAGTTGATCCAAGAGTTGTATTACTTAATACTGAAGTATTGTTAATTTTAAATTCTTTTCCAGATAAAAGATTAAGATGCTCAGAAGATGTCCAAGCATCTGTTGCATCAACCCAGTTAAATGTTTTATTAGAATCGCCAAGAATTGTGATGCCAGCGCCATCTGCTGTTATATCTGTTGGTGATGCGACGTTGGCAAGAACAACATTCTTATCTTCTACAACCAAAGTTGCCGTATTAAGAGTTGTTGTATTTCCCTGAACGATTAAATCTCCAGTTACAGTAAGTGTATTGCCAATAGTCACATCATCTGGAAGACCGATTGTAATTGCACCTGTGTATGGACCAGAACCTGTTCCAGATACTGTAATCTCATTACTTGTCCCAGTAATAGAAGTAACTGCAGCAGTTCCTAAATCACTAACTTGTGAACCAGTAATTGAAATTGTAGTGTTACCAGCAGCGGTTAATCTACCCTTTGCATCAACTGTAAAAGTAGCAACCGAGTTTGCTGCACCATAAGAACCAGCAGTTACTGCAGTGTTGTCTAAATTTGCTGAAGTTATAGCTATTGTTGAATTGCCTGCTGCGGTTAAACGACCTTGGGCATCAACTGTAAATGTTGAAACCGTGTTTGCTGAACCATATGACCCACCCGTAACTGCAGTGTTGTCCAGATTAATTGTAAGCGTATCAGTTGCACCAGCAGTTGCTGTCAATCCAGTGCCACCAGAAATTGTTAGTGTATCGCCAGAAGTAACCGTTTGACTTGATCCGCCATCACCAGCAAGAGTAAAAGATTGAGCTGCTACGGAGAAGTCAACCTTTGCATTAGCATCGTCGTAAGTAACTGTGATTCCAGATTGTGCTCCTGCAGAAACTAAAGAACCAAAAGCGTCTTGTGCAGCTTCGTTAAAATCACTAACGCCTGCTGCCACAATTGAAATTGCAGTATTGCCAGCTGCCGTTAAGCGACCTTGAGCATCAACTGTAAAAGTTGCAACTGTATTAGCGGCACCAAAAGAACCAGCAGTAACAGCTGTATTATCAAGATTTAATGTAACAGTATCAGTTGCTCCACCTACTGATGATAAACCAACTCCACCAGCAATAGTTAGTGTATCAATTCCAGAGGTAATAGTTTGACTTGTGCCAGAATCTCCAGCTACTGTGAATGATGTTGCAACGTTTGAAACGTTTGAATTAACATTTGCAATTAAGTTATCAACATAAAGTTTTGTTGTTGCGTGTGCGTTTGCAGTTGGTGTTGGTACAATTGTTACACCAGAAAAAGTTTTATTTCCAGTTATAGTTTGAGCTGTAGCAAGTGTTGTAAAAGCTCCTGAACCGGCAATAGCTTCTACGGTTGTAGCTGTGCCACCAGCTCCACCAGATCCTTTACCGTAGTAAAGTACGTCGCCGACTTCATTAAATGCTAGCTCTGCATTTTCTAAACTGGATGGAGCATCTGTTGTTCCAGAAGACCTTCTTTTGATTCTAATTGTGTTAGACATAGCTTAAAAATTTCCTCCGTCTACTAAATTTTGTTTGGTGGCATTTACCCACTCAGAACCATTAAATTGCAAAACATCACCTGTTCCAACTGATGAACTTATAGTAACATCTGTTAAACCATTTAATACTGATTGAATAGAAACATTTGATTCTATAGCTATAATTCTGTCTTTTACTGTTAAATGTGATCCAGCTGGATTTATTCCTATGACTGTTTGGATTGCCTCAACAGCATCATTTAAATCTGCATGTTGTTGGTGGTGAGGTACGGTATTGGAATTAAGTCTATCAGTAGGCGCTGGATTTATTAAATTATCTAAAGCTGTTGGATATTGAATGGCCATTTCTTCTCCTAAATTGACAGAATTTTATTACTATCGTTACTCCAACTAATAGTAACGCCGATTGCCACATTGCTGCCTTCAAAAGGTAATCCATCTGAAGTATCTATATAAGATATTAATCTTGAGCTAGAATCTGATAAACCAACTTGGTACATTACAACTGCATTGAATGCAGCCCCAGAATAACCGGATATTTCAGTGTCATCTGCATCTAAAACCCCATCAGTGGCAGTCTTATTTAATAGAACCGCAGATCTTCCTTTAATTGCTGAAGATGCAATATCTGAAACAAATTGATCAGTATTTTGGTTTGCGGTATATATTGTTGTATCCACTAATAAAACCCTAAGGTCATTAGTGTCAATTGCTATATCTCCATTTAATAAAGCTTGTTTAGCTTTTTTATAAATAAAATTAGCCATAATTAAATACCTATATCTTTTGATATTTTAATTCTGTATTTGTAACCTTTTTCAAAATAATCTTTATTCTCAGTAAAATATGAAGGAGTTGCGTCTTCTAATGAAGGAAAATCTACATAAACTTCAGGCTTCCAAGAGTGCATACTAATCTGAGCCGTAATCGTTTCCCATCTAGATGGGGCTCTTTGTACAAGTTTTCTTTGACAAGTAAAATATTTATTACTTAAAAAGTTTGAAGCTGGTCTATCATTGAATGTAATTATAACTCTTCCATGATTATAATCATTATATAGATAGAATTCTCCATCTGCGGGATCTGTGTCAACTATGTAAAACAGTGGATTTTTTGCAAGTATCTGATAACTTACGTCTATATCTGTTTTAATTGATTTATCTTCAATTAATACTGGAATTAAATTTGGATCTGTAATTTCTGTTGTGTTTGGAGTAGCTCCACAACCAGACCATTTAAACTCAATTTCTTCTGTAGCTACTATGTTTCCAGAAGCATCTACTAAATTCTCTACTACTATACAGTATTCTGTATTCTCAACTAATTCTGTTGTTCTCCAATAAAGAGTTAAAACTCTTGAAATTTGATTATAATCTTTTATAGTATTAATTATTTGAAATGGAGCTGATACCTCAGTTGGTGTTGCTCCAGCTGTAATTAATCCAAAGTTTTCATTTTTTAGTGAAGTTATTTTTACTGTTCTACCAAACTTAATAGATACAGAATAACATCCTACTGAAGCTTGATCTACAAGATATAAGGCCACTTAATTCTCCAAAAGATAAACTAACCATAATAGTAAGCACTATGTTTGTAAATATGAAAATAGGGGGTGGAGATTTCTCTCACACCCCCCACTTTCTAGGGATTCGTAACTATAACTAACCCTAAGGATTATATTACGACAGTGTAACGTTATTTGTAACTTGAACTTCGTAGTTACGAGTAAGTTTAACGTTCTTGGCCACCGTAATTCCTTCACCGTCACCAAGCATTACGATATCATAACGCTCTTTCATCTTCATCTGACGGATGTCACGACCTGGATCAGCGAACTGATCTGTAGTCATATCATCCTTGACAAGCATGGAACCAACTTCGTTGCGGTCGATCAAGAAAATGTCCGACTTAGCAGCTGTTGCACCATTCTTGGCTGTGAAGCTTACGAATGGAGACACTATAACATTCAAGCCCAAAGGAGCCGTAGCGTTAAGAGCGCCTTCTTTTGAATCTGGACGGTAGCCCCAGCTTGTATTAACAGCTGCTGCGGAACCGCCAGTGTGGAAGATTGCATCCTTAAGGAACACTGACCACATAAGTGGGTGGAGGATAAAATCTGTTGGAACATGATTTTCAGCCATTAAGACTGCAGCCATGTCTACAACATCGTCCCAGTGAAGAGTAAGGTTAGCGTTACCATCGATACCACGGCCAGTTGTGTCATCATAGCTTCCGCTATCATTATCAAACACAATTGTTGCGGCATCTTTGAAACGCTGAAGTGCAATTTGCTCCTTCAAACGAGCCATCGCTCTACCTGCAGCGCGTACATGAAGACCTACGATATCCCAGAGTGAGTCAGAGATGACTTCTTCTGTAAAGGAGAGCTTAACACCCTTCTTCGATACCTTACCTTCAATCTGCTTTGCAAAGGCGAGTGCTTGTTCTGGGTACTCTTGACCCTCAGGAATCTCTGCTGCTTGAATAGCATTGACCGCTGGGAACTCGAGTGAACGACCCTTACCCAAACGTACTGTTGAGAGAAGTGGAGTCACAAGAAGTTGTGGCTCTGCTGCCTCTTTTAGGGTACGCGAAATAACCTTTGGGA